CATAAACCAAAATTGGTGTGATAGTTCTAATAAAGGGTTATTTTTAACAGGCAAAACTAATAAATTACACAGAGTAGGATTATTGTATAGATTATATCAGCAAAATGAGTTGATTGATAATTTTGAATGGTCATCGTTTATTAATACAGATAAAATAGAAAAAGAATGTAAAGAAATTATAAGATATTATTCTTCAAGTATTGATTCTGATGAGTATAATAACAAGATATTTGATGTTTTTGTTAAAGATGTAAACAAATCAGCAGATGATATTAACATTATTTTAGGACCAGAAGACCATACATTTTATTCTGGATTCCCATATAATGCACAAATGTTTAGTAATACAAAATATAGTGTAATATCTGAATCATACTTTAGTACAAATAGAAATGGTGGTAATGATGATGCTTTTCCGTTTATTACGGAAAAAACATGGAAAACTATAGTAAATCATCATCCGTTTATTATGGTTGGTATGCCATATACTAACCGATATTTAGAAGATATGGGATTTAAGGTATTCGATAAATTTATGAAATATCCAAAATATCAATCTATGGAAGATAAAAATATATACCAAGATCCATATAATAGATTAGAAGTAATTATTGAGAATATTAATAATTTTAATAATAATTTAGATGAAAATAGGGATATTATTGCACAATATACTAAACATAATAGTAACCATTTTATTACTTTGGTCGAAAAAGAAATGACAAAAATAATGGCATTTATATCAGAAAATAATATAAAAATTACTATAAATAAATTTCTTTCAAAAATTAATGATACTTTTGATGATAAAAATGAATACCATATATTGAATTCAAAATAGCATAAATACTTAGAATAATAGGAAAGTATTGAATGCCAACTCTAACAGAACTAAAACAAGGTGTATATGACTATGCTGCAATGCGATTAGGTGCAGGAATAGTAGATGTTGAACTTACAGCAGATCATTATGCTACAGCATATGAACAAGCATTAGGAATGTATAGACAAAGGGCACAAGCATCAACCGAAGAAAGTTATGCTTGGGTAGAATTACAGGAAAATACCAACACATATACATTACCTGATGAAATTACTCATGTAAGGCAGATTTTCCGTAGAACAATGGGTAGCACAACAGGTCCATTTAGTACGAGTTTTGATCCATTTAGTTCAGCTACATTGAATGTTTATCTATTAAACTTTACATATTCTGGTGGTTTATCCACATATGAAATGTACACAGGATATGTAGAAACTGCTGCTAGAATGTTTGGTGCTTATATGAATTATACATTTAATCCTGTTACTAAACAATTACAATTAGTACGTGATCCTAAAGGTTCTGGTGAAATTATCTTATTATGGACGTATAATCATAAACCTGAAACTACATTATTGCAAGATAGTCAGATCAGTCAGTGGTTGAAAGATTATACATATGCCGCATCCAAGCAAATATTAGGCGAAGTTCGTGAAAAATTTGCAAGTATTGCTGGACCACAAGGTGGAACTAGCCTGAATGGTTCGCAATTAAAGTCAGAAGCACAAGCAGAAATGACTCAATTAGTAGAAGATTTAAGAAATTATGTGGATGGTTCGCAACCATTGATGTGGGTTCAGGGTTAAGTGCTAAATGATAATGAAATAGGATGGTCTTGGGATTTTTCTGATGATCCTATATTTTGGGCTGATCAATATATAACAGGGATTGACCTTTATATAACAACAAATGCTCTTGATAAATCATTTAATGAAATTCTTAAATGGAATGATGGATTATTGTGGACTGAAGATAATATTATAATAATGAGTTATCGTTTGTATGGAATAACATATATAACTGATGGCTTGTTTCAACATAGTAGATGTAATCTTTTTAAATATCATAGCAATCCAGAAATATTGTATGGATATGATGTTTTAATTAATAATGACCAATTTAACGAAGATGTGTCAGGTATATTGGGATGCGACCAATTGGCTGAAATTTTAAATCAGTATTCAATGTTTGATGTAGTTACAACATGTTTTATAGAACCAAGTATTGAAAATTTTAACGCGGGATTTATGGAAGCTGGTTATATGGAAGCTAATGCCGGTATTGTTCCTACCACTGAAACAGGGGAATGGATGTTAAATCAAATAGGTCGTTCAACATCAGAAATCAGCAATTAAATCACCTTGTTTCCAAGGTAAATCTTCTTTCTGTACTTCTATTACACAATTAAGACATATAGACCTTAAATTACTGATTTCGGCATTATTCAGATTTCCATCAATATGAAATACAACTATCTGATCGTTGTATATTGAATGAAATCCACATTTATCGCATATCTTTTTCTTTTTATAACCTGATTTCTTCCATCTAGGTTTTAATGATGGTTTTTTCTTAGTAGCACAAGGGTCACATTTAGACCTATGATGTACTTTACCATCTTTATCATAGTAATTTATAGCACTTGGTCGTTGTTTACATTCAACACACAGTGGTCTTTTATCTTTCATATCAAGTATTTATGACAACCCTTTAAAGGGGATTTCAAAACCCTAAAATCAAGATATTACAATAAATAACTATAAACAATATATTAGAGGAATGAATGATTTATTATATTATATACAAATAGGAGAATAAACATGATATTAGTTTCACCGGGTGTTGATATTTCGATTGTAGACGAAAGTAACTACCCAGCTGCCTCAACCGCAACAGTACCGTACATTCTTGTTGCAACGGCACAAAATAAAGTAAATGGGGCAGGTACAGCAGTAGCCCCTGGTACATTAGCATCTACAGCTAATGATACATATTTAATTTCAAGTCAACGTGAACTTGTTAATACATTTGGTAATCCATTCTTTTATAAGACTTCTGGTGGCTCTTCGCTTCACGGATATGAATTAAATGAATATGGATTAATGGCAGCATATTCTGTATTAGGAATAAGCAACCGTGCATATGTTCAACGTGTTGATGTTGATTTAGCAGAATTATCTGCATCTTTATCTAGACCAGCAGGAAACCCAGATAATGGAACTTATTGGTTAGATACAGCAGAAACACAATGGGGAATATTTGAATGGAATCAAGCAACATCTGCATTTACCAACAAAATACCTACAGTAATCACAAGTGTTAATGATTTAACTGGTGGCGTTTCTGGTGGTGTACCATTATCAAGTATTGGTGCGATTGGTGACTATTCAGTAGATGCCACTAATGGCAATACACCAATGTATTATAAGAATAGAAGTAATACATGGGTATTGATTGGTACTGCGGAATGGGAAAGAAGTAATTCAGCAGTAACAAGTGATGCTAGTCCTAGTGGATTAACAGCGGCAGATGTGTTTTCAATCAATGGCAGTAATGTAACATTACCAGCTTCGCCTACTGTCACAAATATTGCTTCTGCTATCAATACAGTAGCAGTAACAGGGGTAACAGCAGCTGCTGTAAATAATAGATTAGAAATATATGTTGATGGTACTGCAACTAACGATGCTGCTGTTTTAGCAGAAGTTACTAATACACCATTAGCAGATTTAGGTATTACAGCTGGTACATATCGTGCACCAGCATTGCAACAAAGTACACATACAAATAATCCATCTTGGAGAACAACAGATTCAGCACCACGTCCTACAGGATCGGTATGGCATAAAAATACAAGTGTAAACTTGGGTGCTAGTTTAGCTATTAAACAATATGATTCAGCAGTTGCTAGTTTTGTTAGCCAAACTACTGGAATCTATGAAAATGATCAAGGTGCTAATAAAGCATTAGATCCATCAGCAGGTGGCAGTACTATAGCAGCTGGAACAACATATGCTATGTATGATTCTAGTGTAAACGATACTGCTACTATTAAAGTATTCCGTAGAACAGCAACAGGTGCTACAGAAATTACAGGTAACCAAACATCGCCATCATTTACTATTGGTGAAACATTTACTATTCAAGCAAGTGCGAAGAACGAAACAGCATTAACAAGTGCTGTAACTGTTACCATGACAGGTACTTCTGCTACGAGTTTCGTATCTGACTTATCAGGTGCCAATGTAGCTAATGTAACAGCTTCTGTATTAAGCACAGGGGCTATAAAAATAACACATACACAAGGTGGTGCTATTGTATTAACTGATACTTCTGGTAACCCTACAAGTGATGCTGGATTTATAACATCAGTTGATAATGTTCGTGATAATTATGTCAGCGGCAGTGCTTCTGGTGTTATTTTAAGTAATTGGGAAGTATTAGCAACATCATCCGTTGGGTATAGTGCTTCTAATGTTCAACCAGGACAAGATCCATCAGAAGGTACTAAATGGTATTATAGTTCAGTTGACGAAGTAGATATTATGATTCATGATGGTACAGGATGGAAAGGGTATCAAAATGTATCCAATGATGTTCGTGGATATGATTTAACAGCAACAGATCCAGCTGGTCCATTAGTAGGTGCTTCTGCACCAACAACACAATCAGATGATACTGCATTGGTTTATGGTGATATTTGGGTTGATACTAGCGATTTAGAAAATTATCCATTAATTAACCGTTGGCAATCAGTTGATGGTGTTGATCAATGGGTAGCTATTGACACCGCAGATCAAACTACAGAAAATGGTATTGTATTTGCCGATGCACGTTGGGCTGGTAATAGTAATACTGATCCAATTAGTGATGATATTCCAACTATCGCTAGTTTATTAACTAGTGATTATACTGATTTAGATGTGGTTGATGAAAACTTATATCCAACTGGTACATTATTATTTAATACTCGTAGAAGTGGATATAATGTTAAAGAGTTTAGATTAAATTATTTTAATGCTTCTGATTTTGAAGGTACTATGCCTACAGAAAAGAATGCTTGGGTTACTGCTAGTGGTCTTAAAGATGATGGTAGTCCATTTATGGGTCGTTTAGCACAGCGTTCAATTATCACACAAGCATTGAAAGCTGGCATTGATTCAAATACAGATATTCGTGAAGAAGAAAGACGTTTTAATCTTATTTCATGTCCTGGATATCCTGAATTAATACCTAATATGGTAGCATTAAATAATGAACGCAATAATACAGCATTTATTGTTGGTGATTCACCAATGCGTTTACCACAATCAGGATCAGATTTAATTACTTGGGCTACTAATAATAGTGGTTTAGGAACATCAACTGGTGATGGTTTACCAGCAAATGATGAATATTTGGGTGTATTCTACCCAAGTGGTAAAGCAAGTGATTTAAGTGGTGCAGATATTGTAGTTCCACCAAGTCATATG